GGGGCTTAGGGGTTACCCCACCCCCTTAAGGGAGTCTCCTATGAGGGCTTTTCGTCGGGGTGAGGTCAGGGACGCGTGCTCCTTTTTTGTGCAATCGGCAAAAAGTTCCTTGTTAACAGCACAAGCAGGCATATTTTGCCTGCATGGCAGCACGCAAATTAGAAGAAATTGCCGTTGAATCGCTGATCCCGTACGCGCGAAACGCAAAGCGTCACAGCGACGCGCAGGTTGCGCAGATTGCCGCAAGCATCAAAGAGTTTGGCTTTAACTCGCCCGTCCTGGTGGACGCTGAGAACGGCATCATTGCCGGGCATGGCCGCGTGTTGGCGGCCCGCAAGCTAGGGCTAGAGGCCGTCCCGTGTTTGCGGCTAGACCACCTTTCTGAAAGTCAGCGCAAAGCATATATTCTCGCCGACAACAAAATTGCAGAAAACGGCGGCGGATGGGATGAGGAAATGCTTCGCCTTGAATTGCGGGAACTTTCTGACGAGTTGCATTTTGACATCAACAAGGTGGGCTTTTCAGAAGCCGAACTAGGCAACCTGTTTTTAGAGCCAAACTTTGAACCCGGCACAGAAGAAGAACAGGGAAAGCTGGACGAGAAATCCCCTGTGATTTGTCCAAAATGCACGCATGAGTTCCATCCTTAAAATTGACTGGGCAACGCATGACGCGGCGGTTTTTGCCTGCACAAACTGGCATTATTCAAAATGCATTCCAAAATCAAAATTGGTGAAGGTTGGCGTTTGGGAGGATGACAGGTTCATCGGCGTAGTGATTTTTTCATATGGGGCAACGCCGCATTTGATGTCGCCATTTGGAATGCAAATGCATGAAGGGTGTGAGCTAACAAGGATTGCTTTGACGAAACATGTGACACCTGTTTCGAGGATTCTTTCGATTGCCCTTCGATTCTTAAAAAGATCAAACCCAGGACTTCGCTTAGTTGTAAGTTATGCGGACCTCGACCAATTTCACCACGGGGGCATTTATCAGGCGACAAATTGGTTGTACGTTGGAGTTTCTAACCAGGGGGGCCGATCCGCTTTTATTGTGAATGGAAAAAAAATCCATCCACGCGTGATTGGATTAAAGGGAGGAACTCAATCTTTAGAGTGGGTTCGTAAAAACCTTGACCCAAAAGCCACAGAGTTTCGCACAAACGGAAAACACAAATACCTTTTTCCTCTGGACGAAGATATGCGCAAAAGATTAACTCCTTTACGCAAGCCTTATCCAAAACGCGCCGGAAGCATCGTAGCCGATGCGCCTGCTATCCATGCAGGAGAGGGCGGGGCAGAACCGACCCCGGCGCTCCATACTTTATGAGCCTTACCGAACAAGTCTCAAAGGCTCAGGTTAAAAACATCCTAGCCAAGCTCAAAGCAGGCAAAACCATTAGCCGCGCAGAGCAGGCAATGGTGGCTGCATACGAGGCGGGTACGCTGCCAGATTTGACGCTGGAGCAGGTAGCTGCGCACTTTGGAATTAGTCGCCCAGGCGCGCTGCGGTGGAAGCGGGCAATGGCAAAGCTGGGATTGCCGTGGACAACCATTGAAGGCATTCAAAAGTGGCGCGATTCCAAAGCGCAACAGGCAACGCCGAGCGACATCAATGGCGTCAAAAAGCAAAAGCTCGAACGCGAAGTGCGAAGGCTAGACATCAAAATTGCCGAGGATGAAAAGCGACTGGTGCCAGTGGAGCAGGTGGTGGAGGAAACGATCCGCGTGGTTGCAACTTGGTGCGCGGAACTCGACGCACTGGTGAATGACCTGCCGGGGCAGTTGGCAGGACTGACCGAAACGGAAATTCAGCCAAAGCTCCGCAGCCGGTTAGAACTGCTCAAACTCAATGCACGCGCCAGCTTCGAGCATCATCCCGCATCGAGTTAACGCGGCGGCAAGATCGGTCAGGCTGGCCTACACCGGCGACCCGCTGGACTGGCTTGAGGCCAACGTGCGCTTTCCGCACAGCTCCCGCTCTACGCATTTTGACAGGCACACTGCACCTTGGTGGAATGCAGTCTTTGCCGACTTTGCCGACCCGACGTGTCGCCAGACATTCGTTCAGGCGTGTACCGGCGCAGGTAAGAGCACCGCACTAGAGGCGCTGGTGTGCTGGGCAGTTGCTCAACAGCCGGGACCGATGCTGTCGATCACGCAGACCGACGCGACGAGCGCAGAGTGGATGGAAACCCGGCTCAAGCCGGTGCTGGGCGCCTGCGAACCGCTGCGGGGGCTGATGCCGTCAAACCGGCATCACGTCAAAAAAGACGGCATTTATTTTCCCCATATGCCATTGATGCTGGGCGGCGCGAACACGTCCAACGCGCAGGAAAAGTCCGTGCAGGTGCTTTTCTTGGACGAATGCTGGCAGTACAGCGACCTAATTACGCAGTTCAAAAAACGCCTTCACGACCGCTGGAACGGCTACGCTCTTCTGACCAGCCAGAGTTTTGAGGAACCGCACCAACTGACTGAGGAGTGGCGCTCGGGCGAGGAGTTTCAATGGTGCCACTCCTGCCCTGGCTGCAACGAGTGGGTCAAACCGGCGTGGGTGGACATTAAATATGACGAGGCCAAAAACGAGAACGGCGAGTGGAACTGGGGCGCGCTGGTCAAAACGGTGCGCCATGAGTGCCCGCACTGCGGACACGTCACTCCTGACACGACGGCAGCCCGGCGGGCACTGACCCAGCGCAGCGAGTGGCGCACCGAGGGTAATGACCATGTGGACGGCTACCGCTCACGGCGTGTGTCCGCCCAGTCCGTTTACTGGATCCGCTGGAGTGACCTCGTGATTCAGTGGTGCCAGGCTTCTGACGCTCGGCACCTTGGGGTGCTCCAGCCGACCAAGGATTTTAGGATGCAGCGGTTGGCCCAACCTTGGAAGCTGGAGGAAGAACTGCCGGCGCTGGAACTGGAGGCCGCAGAGTATTTCCAAAACGAGTGGCAGGACGGGCGCGCGATGCCGGAGGAGTTTGCCAGAGTGATGACCGTGGATTGCCAGCAGGACCACTACTGGGGGATCGTCCGGGTGTGGCTCAAAAACGGGCACTCGCGACTACTCTGGGCGGGCAAAATCCTGACGGTGGACCAGCTCCGCGAGATTCAGGTCCGGCTGAAGGTGCCCGACAAGCGGTGCCTATTGGATGCCGGGAACTCGTTTCACGGGCGCGTTTACGACACGTGCGCAAAATACGGGTGGACCGCGCTCATCGGGCGCGCGGAGGATTTCTTCACGGTGCGCGGATCCGACGGAAAACCTATCCGCCGTTATTACAGCGCCCCGGATCGCGTGGTGGCGCCGACGACGCGGGACGCTGCGGGAAAGCGGGTGTTTGTGACGTTCTTTTACTGGGCGTCCGATCCCGTGAAAGACATTCTCGCAAATTTGAGAAACACGGGATCGCCGGTGTGGGAGTTTCCGCAGGACGCACCGCCGGAGTACGTGCGGCACCTCAACAGCGAGCGCAAACGGGCAACGGTGGACAAGCGCACAAAGAAAACCCGCCTCCGTTGGACGGCGACAGGGCGCCCGAACCATATGTGGGACGCGGAAGCGATGAATGTCCTGGCGGCGCAGATCCTGGGCGCGTTACCTGACATGGTGTCCACCGCGCCGGAGGTTGACGAACCGCCAGCGACAGAGTAGGGTGCAGGCTCAACCCTAAACCGACGGTGTGCGACTGGCGGTTACGGAAGGCGACCCCGGCTGCCGTGTGGCATGTCCGGGGTTTTTCTTGTCCTGACCCCGTTGTTTAGATGGCTCCCGATCAACGGTTACTCCTGCAGGTGTTTTTGACGCGCGACGTGGCCGAACTGCGGGCGATCATTGCAAGCAAGTTCGACCTGGTGACCGCGGGCAAGTCCACGCTTGTTTCCAGTTCTATCGACGGCGCCGCGTTCCAATTCAACGTGGGCGGGACGCTCTCGCCGCTGGACGTGTTAATGCTGGCACAACAGGCACTTAACTACAAGGCGGCGGGCATCAACGGGCCGGTGCGACGGACGCAAGCCTACTTCATATGAGCCTTTTTGACCGACTCAAAACCCTCTTCACTGGCGCGCCCAAGGTCGGAGCCAATTACGCAGCCTACCGCAGGCAACGCCTAGTAGAAGGCGGGGTGTGGGGCGAACCCTACTGGCGCAACCACACCCAAAGCATCAGCCGCGAACTGACCGTCGGCGAGTGGCGCACCGTCAATTCGGCGGCGCGCAAGCTCTACTGGAACACGGGCGTCGTAAACGCCGCCATTGATCAAAAATCCATGCTCACCGTGGGGATGGCGATGCGACCGATTTTCACCGGCGCTGACCGCGAGTGGGGCAAGCAGGCCGAGGCGGTGCTGCTCGACTGGATGCAGATTGCCTACCTCGACGGCAAATCATGGTGGGAAGGGCTGCGGCTCGAGTCCGTCGCCATCGACCGGGAGGGCGACCTGCTCACGATCCTGACCACGACCGCCAACGGCTACCCGCAACTCCAGCAGGTGCCGTGGCACCAAATCGGATCGCGCGGCGACGACGGCGTCTTGACTGATGGCCGGTATCGGGGGCTCAAGATTTACAACGGGGTGATCCTTTCCAAAACCAACAGGGCAGTGGCTTACCGCGTGCTAGGGGAGGCTCAGGATGGCAGCGAAGACCGCGACGTGCCGGTCCAGTCGGCAATGCTCACGATGGATCCGCGCGAAGTGGACCAGGTGCGCGGCATTAGTGCATTTGCGCCTGCGATCCGGGATTTGATTTCCCTCAAGGATCTTGGCGACGACATCCAAGCGGCGTCCCGGATGGCTGCGAAAATTGGGCTGCTCGTGACCAACCAACAGGGGATGGCCGACGCTAGCGACGCCTACAACGCACTGACGGACGTCACGCCGCCCGGCTGCGGCTCGCAACTGCGACTCACACCAATGGCGGGCGGGCGCATTGAGTACCTGACCGCTAACGCTGGCGAGTCTATCACCCAACTGGACGCCAAGATCCCAACGGAAGCTCAGGACCGCCTACAGGAGCGACTCATCCGCAACGCGCTGCTGGCCGCTCAATGGCCGCCGGAGTTCGGGTGGGACATGAGCCGACTGGGGGGCGCAAGTGCCCGGATCATTCTTGAGCAAGTCAACCGCGTGACATCCGAGCGACACGCCTACCTGTCGGCATTTTGCAAGCGCCGGTGCGCCTTTGCCGTGGCTCGCTTCGTGGAGTTGGGCATCCTCCCGCCCTACACTGGACCCGACGCTAACCGCGGTGGCGCCTACCAGTTCCGTTTTACCGAACCCGCGAGACTCACCGCGGATTCCGGCTACGCCAACCGCGACGCCATTGACGCCTACCGCGCCGGGATGCGCAGCATGACGGACATCCTCGCCAGCGGATCCAAAACGCTCGAGGAGCACCTTGACGAAGTGGAACGCGAGGAACTCGAGATCAAAAAACGCGTGGACCGCTCGGGCCTGACTCGCGACGTGTTCGGCTTGCTCACACCTAACGGCAACCCTGCCACAACCGCACCGACCGAATGAAATTTCAACGCGTCATCGAGCAAGTTTTTTACCGCCCTTGGCTCATCACTCCCGGCGGGTACGCTGCCGTCCGCAAGCTGGTGGAGGGCCGCGTGCTGCGTGCCAACGGCGAGGGCTACGAGATGCTGGACGGCATGACATCCAAGCGCGAGGAGATGGAGATCGACGGGCAGGGCATCGCGCACATCTCTATCGAAGGCACGCTGGCCAAGGGTATCTCGCCAATCGAAGCGTGCTGCGGCGCGTGGGACTACGAGTGGATCACCGAAGACATTGAGGACGCCATCGAAGCCAACGTGCGCGGGATCATGCTCGAGATCAACTCGCCCGGGGGCAACTGCACCGGTTGCTCTGAGGTGGTGGACATGATCCAAGGGCTCACGGTTCCAATTGTGGCTTACTCCGACGACACCGCCTGCTCGGCTGCGTACAACATCGCCGTGAGTTGCGACAAGGTCATCGGTTCTGTGGGCAGCACCTGGGGCAGCATCGGGACAATTATTCCCTGGCTCGACCAGTCGGCAGCATACGAAGCCGAGGGCTTGCGGTGGGATCCGATCACGTCGGGGCCACTGAAGGGCGCCGGGATGGGGCCGTCACTCACACCGGCGCAGCGCGCGAGCCTGCAGCAGCTGGTCGACGATAGCTTCGCGCAGTTCCGCGACAACGTCCTCCGCAACCGGCGCGTGGCCGACGAATACATGACCGGCGCCGCTTATCTCGCGCCGCGGGCGAGGATGGGCAATCTCATCGACGCAGTGGGTACAGAAGAGCTTGCATATTCTGAACTGTTGCGTATGGTGGGCGTGTAGTTGTTCATTTGGTTTGTTGTTTCCTGCCCCGCCGGGCTGTCTCTCCCGGCGGGGTTTTTCTTGTCCGGACGCGCAGGGGTATATGGATCTTCCATCAACCCTGACCGACGCGCTCTCCGAGCTGACCGCCGCACGTGCGGATCTCGCCGCGCTAAACGCACTGGGCGCTGAGCAACAGGCGCTGGTGGCTCAATTTGACGCACTCAAGGCCCGCAGCGCGGAATTGTCCGCCGCCCTTGACCTTGCCAACGCTAACAACCGCGACCTTGCCGCCGCTCTCGACGCCGTGAAGGCTGCCGAGGCTGACGCCTCCGCAAAGGCCAACGCAATCGTCGCCAGCCTGGGCGTGCAGCCCGTGGCAATTCAGCCGGAAGCGGCGACCGCGCCTAAGTCGAAAGACGAATTGTGGGCGCACTACCAGACTTTGGGCTTCGTCGAGCGCAACGCGTTCTTCGCGGCGAACAAAGACAGAATGAAGCTCAACTCCTAACCTCTACTGACTCAATCATATGGCACTCAACGGTGTTTTTCTCGCTCAGATCGCGCAGCAGTCGCTGCCGTTCCTCACCAACGCTTTCGCTCCCCTGCGTGGCATCACCACTGACTTTTCGACTGACGTTGCGTCCGCTGGACAGTCTGTGACGACTCGTTTCGCTACGGTTCCGTCCGTAGTTGACATCACTTCCGCAGGCTACGCTCCCGTAGCTGGCGACACGACCGCTCGGACGATCACTCTCGACCAGCACCAAGGCGTGACGCTCGGGTTCACCGACATTGAGGTGCTTCAAAGCTCCATCAACTTCGAGCGCCTTTTCCTCGCACCTATGGTGCAAGCTTTGGGCGCCAAGGTGTTCGGTGACATCTGGAACTTGGTGACCGCTGCGAACTTTGCGCAAACTCCGCTTTCCTCGAGCGCAGCCAACTTTGACCGCTCCGACGTTATTGACCTCGCGCAGCAGTTGACCAGCTCCGCGAAGGCTCCCAAGTTTGGCCGCGCGATGATCCTCAATCCAGCCTACTACGGCTCGGTTCTGAAGACCTTCATCTCTGCGGAAATCCCGACCATCACGGAATTCAAGGCCAACAACACGGTGCCCCGTGTCAGTGGCTTTGAAGTTTACGAGTCCGACCTCTGTGACGCCAACGGCGAAGCGCTGGCCGGTTTTGCGATGCACTCGAGCGCGCTTATTATGGCCGCCCGCCGTGTTAACCCGGAAGCGGCGTTGCAAGATTCGATTGAGATTGCCGAAGTGGTGGTGCCTGAATTGGGACTTCCGGTCACTTTTCGCCGCTTCTACTCAAGGGAAAGCGGAAAAACCGTAATTTCTTGCTCGGTTATTTACGGAGTCGCAAAAGGAACCAACATGGGCGTCCGCATCGTCACTCCCTAACGACTGACCCTCCAAAGAGCCGGGGCTCCCTTCACCGGGGGGCTCCGGCTTTTCACCGAATATCCCAAAATGAAAATCTCTCTCGTCCTTGAGGACATCGGCGCAGGCCCGCAAATCATTTTTTCGACTGGCTCTCCAGACGAAGCGCGCCGTTTTTACAAGGCGCACAACGGCGCAGGCCGGATCTACCTGGTTTGCAACCCGACCCCCGAAGGAGTGAAGCTCAACAAGCTGCCGGTGGAGTTGCCAAAGCCTGTGTCTCGTCGCAAGGCTGAACCGGCGCTGATCTAATGAGCGAGTGGACCGCCATCACCGAAAACGCAATGATCCAGGCACTGGATTACATGCAGGCTGACAGCGTGACCTACGCGGGCGTGACGGTGTTTTCTGTGGCCGCCGAAAAAACAAGCGACATTCTGGCCGCGGGCGGGTTTGAGCAGCACTTTGCGGGCTTTGTGCGATTGCTAAAAACGGGCTTTCCTGAGCCGGTGAAGGGCGCCAAATTAACAGTTAACGGGACAGAGCGGCGCATCACGAGCTGGGACGAGGATCCCATTTCGTGGAAAATCTACTTGGAGGACGTCACGCGATGACCGACGGCGCTTTCTCCGCAGCGGTGCAGTCCGCGCTTTCTTTGGCGCTTCCGGGCGTCTACGTGGGCGAGCCGCAGGACGATCAGCCAATCCCTGCGCGCGCCGTGCTGATGGAGTTGCAAACTGACGTTGTCGTTGGCAGTCCGTTGCAACGCGGCACGCTGACGCTGAACGCAGTCAGCCAGGCAGATGACTACACGCGGGCGCAGCACGCGGAATTCGTCGCCGACGTGGACGACGCGATGCGAAACGTCTCGATCAGTTCCGCGGTGGTGCAACTTTACGGCGTAGTCGCACAATCAACGGACAACCTTCGCGAGGAACGCCACTGGCGGACTTCGATGCCTTACACCGTGGGCTTTGGCCCAACAACCTAACACCACCATGCCTGTATCATTTGGAGCAGTCACATTTGGACTCACCGCCCCAAGCGGTTACTTGCAAGAGTCGTCGCAAGAAACCGTCGTGGAACTTGTCACCATCCGGGACGCCGACGGGCAAACGGTGGTGTCACAAGCAAAGCCGCGCAGCACGACCACGACGACCGTCAAAACCAAGGGCGAGGCTGACTTGCTTGCAGTGCCTGAGGGCGCTTTTACGGGCGCGAAACTGACCAGCTCAAAAGTCTCGGAAACCAACGACGACTTCGCCACCGCCGAAGCAACCTACACCCTTTTCGCATAATATGGCCGACTTTGGAATTACTCTCATCGCCCCGTCCGGCTCAATCGTTGAAAGCCTGGACATCGAAATGAAGGCTGAATTCAAGCAACTCATCAACAGCGCCGGGCAGCATTCTGAGGCGCGCACTTTTGACACGTCGTACACCGTCAGCGTGAAGGGCAAGGGCGACACCTGCCCGTTTACCGCAGGAAACCAAGCGGGGATCCCTGCTGCAACCACCGGCAAGGGGATTTGGACCAACGTGTCTCTAGACTCTAAAAACGACGACTTCCGCGGATGGTCCGCGACGGCGACCGTTTACACCAACGCAGCTTAACAACACATCATGCGCCTCCGATTATTAGAGGACCACGAACAGCCGGGAAAAAGCTTCAACACTGACCTGATCGCCGCTTGGATCACTTCCGGCGGCGCTTTGGTTAAGCGTGGAGGCTTTCAACAGTTCACTGACCAGGACGGCAAGCTACACGTCCGGTGGATAGTCAACTGCGACGTGCATGCCAAAATTGACGGCGCGAATATCGAGTTCGACGAGTTCCGCAAGCGCTTTGAAGACCTCGAGTGGTGCAAAGCGCATCCGGATTCAGATATCAGCTGGATGCGGGCATTCCGGGACAACAGCCGCGACCTAAAGCGGTTTGCCAAGTCCGCCGCCGTCGGCATCGCCCGCGGCAACGCGCGAACCTTTGGTGTCGTTTATCCGGACTCACCGGAGTGGCTGAAACAGGAGTTCCAAGCGCGCTTTGTATGAGTCCATTTTTTCTCAAACCGACACAAGTGGGGCCGCTGGAACTGAGGCCGTGGACGTTGACGACGCAGATGGCCATTGCTGAGCTGGACCTCGGCAAACTGTCAGACCAAGAACAGGTGATCGCCTGCGCGTGGCTGCAGTGCCGCGAGCCGGAGGAGGTGGAGCAGTCAATCAGCGACGGCACAGCGCTGGCGGCAATCAAGGCGTTCACTCGGGCGTTTCCGCTAGCGCTGGCAAAACCGGTCGCTGAATGGTGCCGAGCACAGGCCGAAGCCGTCGAGACGGGGCGCGTGGAAGTGCTGCCGCAACCCGGCGCAACGAGGGAGGACGCGCCAAAAAACTGACAGCGCCAGGCTGGGAGGAGTCTTTCCTTCTGGTGCTGGCGCGCGAAACGGGATGGACGCAAGACCACATTCAACGCCGGGCGCCACTGGCGCAGTTGCTCCGAGTCTATCACGCGGCAATCTGGGGCAACGGGGCGTGGACTATCCGGCGCACGCAAAAACCGCTGGAAAGCCTGTTTCCGGCGCAGGAACAGCAGGAGGAGGACGATGAGTGACGGCATACGCTGGGATTACGATTCAGCGCAGGCGCGTTTCATTCAGGAACTGCAGCGCGTTATGGCAACATCGCGTCGCGCTTCGCGCGAAGTCGTAAAACGCAACTTCAAAGGCGTGCTGCGCTTATTGTTTGCTGTGACTCCGCCGATGGGGGGGCGCCGCGGTTCAATTCGCATTGGGCAGGATGGACAACCGACCGGGCGAGTGGATTTTGCTGCTGGCAAAAAACAGGGACAGAACGCAATTTTGGCAGACCTCGCACGCGCCTTTCAGCCGATCCCGGCGCGATACAGGGCAACAGCAGCGCGCTCTGGCGGGTGGGAGCAGATTGCGCGCATTTTTGGCGCGCGCGTGACCCGCGACGTGCTCGAGCAATCGCCGGAGCAGTTGTTGGCCTGGTACAAATCAAAACGCAACAGCAAGCGCCGCATTCGAGGCCGCCCGCGGCTGCCAGCGTGGAGCACCAGCATTGCCTACGTGCGCCGAAAACTATTGGAAGAGCAAGGGCTGACGGCATCGGGCTGGCTGGCCGGTGCAAACCGATTTGGCGTTGGTGGACTTCCCAAATGGATTACTAGACACGGGAACCGCGTACCTGGGGCCGTAGAAATTCGCGACACCGAAACGGAACTCAAGTACCTCGTCAAAAACAACACCGACCACACTGACTCCGGCAACATTCAACAAAAGCTCTCGGTGGCATTAACAATGCAGGCAAACGCAATGGCACGAAGCACCGCCGATTTCCTAAACCGCCAACGCACCCGCTAAAATGATTTTTGCCTCTCTCGGGCTCGACTGGGCCAACTTTCAACGCGGAATTAACGGCGCAATGGCATCAACGCGACAGCTCGGCGGCGCCATGCAACAGAGCATGGCTGGAGGCGTAGCTGCTGGAATTTTGCAAGCCGGAGCGCAGCTGCTGAGCCTGCAGGCCGTGATGAAGGCCGTGACGTTTGCCGCTGACGGGCTTCGCGACGCGCTTCAACTGGGGGACGACCTGGTTGACCTCAACGCGCAGACAGGTGTCGCCATCGATAAGCTGATGGAACTGCAGCTGGCATTCGACCTCAACGGCATGAAAGCCGAGCAGCTGCAGCCGGTGATTGCCAAGTTACAGCGTTCGATTGCGGACGCTGCCAGTGGAAGCGATGAGGCTGCGCTGAAGTTTGCGCGGATGGGAATTAGCATTGCTGACATTCAAGGGCTCACCGCAGACGAGCAACTGCAGCGCGTAGGGGCGGCAATCAGCGCGATCCAAAACCCAGCGGCACGGTCCGCTGCGGCTATGGACATTTTCGGCAAGTCCGGCGCCAAGCTGCTTTCGGTATTTGCCGCTGGCGGCATGGACGAGGTGCGCGCAATCCTTGGCACTCAAAGCGCAATGCTGCTGGAAAACGCGGGAGTTTTCGGCCGAGCCAGCGACATCCTCGGGCTTGCCGGGAACAAAGTGCGCGGGTTTTTTGTGGGCATTGCTTCCGAAATCGTCCCTCAATTAATGGAAGTCATCGACGCCAGTGCAAAGCTGGACTTTAGCGGCGTTGGCAGAGAAATCGGCAGTGCCTTTGGGACCGCTTTGGTGATTGCTGAACAAATATACGACGCGATCACGTCCGCCGGGGCAATGATGCTCAAGGCGTTTGACCTCGCTGCAAGGATCATTCTGGCTCCGGCGCTTTTGCTGGGCAAACTGCTCGGAGGCGAACGTGGGCCTAGCGGGCAACAAGAAGGCGCACCGGAAACCGTTGACAACTTTTTCACAAAAGCGCGAGCCGAAGCGGAACGACGAACGCAGGAAGCGCGCGAAAAATACAAAACGCCAGAAGCCGCACCGACAGGCGTGGACATTGCCAGCAAAGGCGTGATGTCCGCAGCCGCGCCTGTCATCACGACAAGCATGGCGAAGGTGGGAGCGCTTGGCGGGGCAGTGTGGGGCGGCGACCAGGGCATCAACGTGCAGCGCGACCAGCTCGCAGTGCAGCAGCGCATTGCTGACAGCATCGACCGCTTTTTGCAGGCAGCGCAGCCGATGCAGAATCCGTACCTCGGCAGCGTGACACCTCAACTCGGAGTCATCTAACTTATGGCGACACAAGTCAAAATCGAAGAGTCGATGGGAATCGACCGCTGCGTGATGCAGACCATCACCCAGCAAAGCCTAGAAGGCGAAATCGAACTTAACCCGAACGCCAGAAGCTACAGGCAGGACCAAACCGACGGCGTTTACACGCTGGTGGAGGAGTTCCTTATTAGCCAGGGCGAACCGCAGTTTTCGTTCGACGGCAGCATTGGCACCGAACCGCTTGAAACGCATCCGTACTTCAACAGCGGCGCCGATGCGATCCCGGACAACCTCAAAGCGCTTTGGGCAACGTACAAAAAAAACCCCAACGACACGTTTTTGCGAGGTAAAGGCACGGGAGTAACGACGGAGAACCCGCTGAACCTTTGGCAGCCTGCAGCCGAAACGGATGCGCCGTTTGTTAAGTTCTACAGCTACATCAAAAAAGGCGTGGAGTCCTACTACGTGGGCCGCTGCATCGCTCGCGTGACAGTGCTTGAGGAGGGCGCTCCAGACATGTCAATGCTCGGCAGGATTGACGTTTGGGGCGGAGGGTGGCCGTCTGGATTTACACCTCCAGAAGGAGCAAACTTCATTCTTTCTGGCATTCGATCGCAACAGGAGGGCGACCGGTTTCGTACCACTTACGAATACACGTCCTCTGCAGCAAACTCGAGTTGGGACATCTTTCTCTACGCATGATCCAATATCAGCAACGAGGGACGCCGGTGTCGCCGTCGGCATTTAACCAGCTTGTCGACCTTGTCAAAAGCTCGCTGGTCACCGCGGTCACCGGTGGCACGTTTTTGCGCAGCGCTGGCGGCACGACAATCAATGTGGCATCAAGCGCGGGCGGCGCATCTGCCGAGGCGGCGGGCGCGGTGTGCCCTTATTTTGAAGTGACCGACGCCAGCGACGAGGCTGGGCTAAAAGTCCAAGTGGCTCAAAACCTCATTGCAGGCCGGTGGCCCGACGGCATGGGACTCGACTTCCCGCCGTTTATCCTCGAGATCAGCGGGAACTCCTACATCTACGCAAAAATCACTTACAACACGACGACGCTGGAAATCCTGCCGGAGTCCACGGCCATCACCATTTTGCAGAGCGGCAACATTGAACCGAATACAGCGGACTCCGTTTACATCCTGCTTGCGACCGTGGTCACCGACGGCGACCCGCTGGCCATCACCGAAATCAACAACGTGTGCACGCAGCCGGTGCCGAGTCCCTGCAACCTGGCGTGGACTGAATGAACTGTTACGAGTGGCGGAAGCGTATCACCGGCAGCGTATCGGTGGCTTTTAACTATCTGGAGACTGGACCCGGCTACACGCTTGCGGGATCCGGCACCATAACGCACGCCGCACTCTACACGGGATGGACCCACCGCGAGTTGCAATGCATCGGCACGCCGCTTGGAAATGAGCCGAACTGGATCCTGCGCGGCGACAACCTTTGCGAAGGGCGGGCACAAATATTCGGCATCCTCACGCCGGAGAACACCATTCCCGTGACCTACACACCGACGGTGGGGACTCCGAGCACTGAGCAATGGAGCATTTTTTGGCAAGTGCAGCCTGATGGGTACGACACCAGGACAAACCTGCTGCCGGTGTCGCCGTATCCCGATTGGGAAAATGACCCGTACAGCGTGTCCTACAGAGCCGCGATTGACGCGTCACCGCCCGGCACCATGCTAGTGGGGATCGCGCCTACGCCTCCAGACTCGGGGTTCCCTGCAGCAAACGCGGTGCCGATACGGTGGCTCAAAAACGGCGAAAACGGCACCAGCGACAACGGCTTTCTCACGGCATCCGTTAGCTGCATTTTTTCACTCGCATGATCCCGCGGTGGCTCGTTGACAAAAGGCTCTCAGTGTGCGCACAGTGTGAACAGGCGGCAACCTGCACGGCGCGGTTCCAAATCCTTAAGGAAGCGCCACAATGCCCGCTGGGACGGCTCGCAACGCGCGAGCAGGAGGTGGCAGCCAAGGCATGGCCCGAGGGCGCAGAACAGGCGTCCGGGTGCTGCGACTCGGCGCAGAATTACTTGTCCTGAGGCCTTAGGGTACATGGTCGCCGTCCAAACCAGCTCAACAATCCAGCGCGGGACCGACTGGGACTTTTCGTTCCAACTGCAGGAGGACGGGCTTTGCAGCGCTTACACCGACCTAACGGACTGGTTTGTGGGCGTGACGCTCAAAACCTCTGCGGGCGCATCGCTGACGACGCCGACCATCGTACGACCGGACGCTGAGACGGTGTCGCTCAGGCTGACTCAAACACAGACAGCGGCATTTTCGGCACAGTTTGGCGCACAGCTGACCGTCAACGTCCAGCGTCCTGACGGCTGGGACATCCGCCTTATCGAAGCACGCGTGACAATCTCCTGACCTATGAGCTGCAACTCTACATGCGGACCGCTGGTGGTGACATTGCTCACCGGAGCACCAGGCGCAACCGGCGCAACCGGACCGCAAGGACCGCAAGGACCGCCCGGATCGCTGACCAGCGTGACCGGTGATCTCTCACTCGCGACCGGCGAGTCCGGCACCGTGGCAACCGTCACCGGCATTCGCGGCAACCCCGTCTCGGGCACGTTGCCGACGGCAAACCAAATTTACCAGTTCAACGGCACCAGTTGGGTGGCCGTCGATTTCACGGCAGGCACTTACTAACGCACCACCATGGCATTCCCGATCATTCCCATCCGCAACGCGGTCACCACGTCGCCAGACGCGCCTCTCGCCGGGGCGTTGCAGCTGGCAGAGCTGGCCGTCAACACTCAGAGCGGCAAGCTCTACATGAAGAGCAACAGCGGCGTGGTCGAAATCGGTGGCACGGCAAACGCGCTCACGACCAACGACATCACGCGGCTCGCGATCGCCGACAAAATCCCGCAGCTGACGGGCGCCGGGCTGATTTCCAGCTACCAAATCAGCGCGCTGACCACTAGCCAGGTCGCGTTTTTGACGACGACCGCGGTCGCCGGACTGGTGCCGCAGCTGGGCGTGGACGGCAAAATCCCAAGCGCGCTGCTGCCAGCCTCGAGCGTTGGCGCGTTGACGTACAAAGGCGCGTGGGCGGTTAATACCTCGCCGGTGATCGCATCCGGTGGCGTCGTCGGCGCAGGCACTGCGGAAAAGGGGGACTACTACATCGCCGCAAACAGCGCGACACTCTCGCCCGCCATCGATGGGCAGACCGTGGTGCAGGCGGGCGACATGATCGCCTACAACGGCACGACCTGGGACTTTATCGACGGCGCAAAGTCCGAGGTGCGCAGCGTCAACTCGGTGTCGCCAACGGCAGCGGGCAACGTGGTGCTGACTCCGGCAGACATCGGCGCCGTTAGCACTGCTCAGCTGACACAACTGGCAACACCGTCCGGGGTGCCGCAACTGACCGCCTCGGGCGTGCTGAGTACCAATCAGCTGCAGGTGGCGACCACGGCGCAGCTGGGCGTGCTGAGCGTGGATCCGGTCGCCAGCAATTCGCTTTTCGTCAGCAGCGCAGGCGCCGCCAAAATCATTCCCGGCACGTCCACGGTGGTGGGCGGCGTCAAATCCTCCGCATCTATCGAAATTGCAGGCGACGGAACAGCGACCGTCGCCAGCGCTGGAACTTACTAACCTATGGCCTTTCCGATTATCCCGAAGCGCCGATCCGGCGCGACCGGCAACCCGGCGTCGCTTCAAGTCGGCGAACTGGCGGTCAACACCTTGACGGGCGAACTGTTTCTGGGGGGGGACAGCGCCGTGATGCTGCTTAACCCGCCGACCTCGGCAGGGACGACGGTCACCGAGCACACCGGCGACGGCACCACCACGGCGTTTACTTTCACTGGCTACAACGGCACTGCGGACGGCGGCTACCTCGTCAGCGTAGGCGGAATTGATCAGCCTCCGAGCAAATACGCGGTGACCAGCACCGCAGGGGGCACCATCACGTTTGTGGAGGCTCCCATCGCGGGCGAACTCATCAGCATCCGCGCAATCGTGGCGAGCGGAGGGAGCGGCGGGGGCGGCATCACCGAACTCACCGGGGACGTGACCGCATCGGGCACTGGATCCGTAGCGGCAACACTGGCCAGCGTCACGACGGCGCAAAGTGGCGTTGGCAGCGCGACTGCAATTCCCGTCCTATCGGTCGATGAAAAAGGGCGCGTGACCGAGTTGACCACGGTGCAGTTTGGCGGGCTGACTACGGCGCAGATTGCTGGGCTGGCGACAACTGCGCCTGCTGCACTGGCAACCGCTGCTGTTGTCGGGCTCTCCACGTTTGCGGCTCGGGCAGACCATCAACATATTTTCCCAACCGCCGCACAAGTTGAAGCGCTTGGTGCGACCGCGGCAGCTGGTGGCGACTTGGCTGGAAACTACCCGTCCCCAACGCTAGCCGCCATCACGACCGCGCAAACAAATGCGGGCAGCGCGACCGTCATCCCGGTTGTCAGCATCGACGCCAAAGGGCGAGTCACCGCTTTGTCAACGGTCACGTTTGCAGCACTGACGACAAGCCAAATCGCAGGGCTGAGTACCGCGGCGGGCGCAGCGTTGACCACAACTGCCATTGCTGGGGTGTCCGCGTTTGCGGCACGCGCAGACCACACGCATCTGTTTCCAACCGCCGCCGACGTGGGCGCACTGGGCGCAACGGCAGCCGCTGGTGGCGACCTGACCGGCACGTATCCAAACCCAACTCTGGCGGCCATCACAACGGCGCAGAGCAATATCGGCAGCAGCACAGTGGTGCCCGTTTTGAGCGTGGACGCTAAGGGCCGAGTGACAAGTCTCACGACCGCGCAGATCAGCGGCGGCGGTGGTGGCGGGTTTACTGTGGCGGCACTGCAAACGGAAAGCCTGACAATCGACGCCACGTTTGCTCAGAAAATTGTTCCGTTTTCTGCAGTGGCAGACGTTGTGGTGACATTGCCAGCAGACGCAAACGCAACCATCACAGAAGGTTCTGAAATCAGGTTTATCAACAATTCATCGGCAGCCAAAGTTTCATTTGTTGCTGGATCAAGCGCGACAATTCTTTCTCCTCAAAACTACACCGCAATTTCGACGCAATATGCCACAGCAAGTGCGACAAAACTGTTTCCAAACACATGGGTTTTAGGGGGCTCCGTAGAATCTGGAATTCCAACAGACCCATCTTTTCTGCAGGTTTCGTTGCTGTTGCACATGAACGGTGCAAACGGTGGGACTGCGTTTTTAGACAATTCTCCATTCCCATCAGCGATTCAAGTTTTTGGAGGAGCAACAACATCGACGGCACAAGTAAAATTCGGAACTGCATCATACCTTGGAGTCACTGGAGGCTACTTAACAACAACGACTAATAATCCATTTGCTTTCGGAACAGCTGACTACACGATTGAGTGTTGGATCAGGACAACGTCGTTTGCTGCTCAACAAAACATACTTTACATTGCAAACCTAACGGGGGCTGGCTTTGTTATAAATACATCAGGGAATATTGTTTTTATTTTAGGAAACAATAATCGAATTATTTCGAGCGTTATCCCATTAAATCAATGGGTCCATTTTGCTCAAACCAGACAGACTAGCATTACTAGGATGTTTATTAACGGAGTTGCGCAGGCAACCACTTATAATGATGCCACGAACTACACCGCTTCTGGCAACTTGTGGACAATTGGCGCGTCTGGGTCATCCGGTCCCATCGTTGGCAATATTGATGACCTTCGAATCACAAAAAATATTTGCAGATATACCGCTAACTTTACGCCTCCGATTGCTCAATTCCCGGACGCTTAAATCCCGCTGAACTGGATCGAATAACATGCCATCTCTCAACTCTCCAATCATCACCGGCGACGTGTCCGGCGGGCTGCACACGACCAGCGTGGACAAGCTCAAGGGCAACGCGGTGGCAGCAACAGCGCCAACAACGGGGCAGACGCTCCTGTGGAACGGTACAGCATGGGCACCTGCTACGCCATCCAGCGGGGGCGGAGGGGGCGCAAACGGGCTAA